TAAACTAAATTTGTCACTCACTTTAGAGAAATGATTGAACAGGGCATGACGGATGATGAAATTTTAGAAATGCATCCAGAATTAAGTAGACTTTTCAATCAAAATAATATATAAAACCGTTAACCGTGTTTAACAACAAAGGAGGACTCGTATGTCTACAGAAAACACACAAGAACAATCAAACGAACAATCAACTCAACCATTAACACTTTACACAGACACATTGGATTCTGTGCCTGAATCTTTACATTCATTTTATGAAAAACAAGAAGATGGCTATAAATTGAATGTGAAAAATGCTGTACCAAGTGCCAAACTTGATGAATTTAGAACTAATAATAGAAAACTCAATGCAGAACTTGAAGATTTAAGAAAGCAAATGAGTTATGTTGACATGGATGAGTATAACAAATTAAAAGAACAATACTCAAAAGACAAAGCCAAAGGTTCAATACCTGAAACAGATGTTGAACAAACATTGGCCAAAAGAACTGCTGAGATGAAAGCAGATTATGAAAAAAAATTGGCTGAAATGACAGAAAACTATTCAAAAACCAATCAAAAATTGTCAACAGTATTAATTGATAATCAAGTGCAATCAAGTGCGGCCAAACACAATGTGAAACAGTCAGCATTTGAAGATGTATTGTTGAGAGCAAAGAACACATTCAGTCTTGAAGACGGCAAAGCCATAGCCAAAGACCCAAATGGTGAAACCATCTACAACAACGAAGGTGAACCAATGACAATTGATCAATGGATTAATAAACTTTCTAAATCAGCAACACATTTGTTTGAAGAATCAACAGGTACTGGTGCAAGAGGACAACGATCACCAGTGCAGGCTCAACCCACACAGTTATCAGCAAGAGATATGATAGCCCAAGGTTTGAGAAACAAATAATAAATATCAGCATAACCGCCGCAGTGGTTATGACCTGGACGATCTGGGAAATAACATTAATATAAACCATTAAAGGAGAAAACAATGGCTTTTTTAACATCATCATTAGCAACAATTGGCGCTAATGTACATCACAATAACCCAATCGCGGCTGGGGTTGCTAACACAATAGCAACGGTTGCCCCTTGGTTTGAATTTGTGCCTTACATTCCAGTGGAAGGTAAAGCATTAACAAGACAATACCAAGTAGACGCTGACTTAACAAAGTTCACAGATGAATCAACAGACTTATCTGCGGATGCAACTACTTCAGCACAAATCACAACAACAGCACACACATTTGAAATTAAATCAGTAGTAGGTCAAGCACAAGTTGGACAATTAAATTCAGCAGGTGCTTCTGCTAATGGTGTAGATCTAATGGCGATTGCTGTTGAAGGTAAAGCAAGAGACATTGCAAGAAAAGTCTACAAGCAGGTAGTCACAGGTAAAACTGATGGTGACGCAAACGGCTTTGAAGGTCTACAAGACGATCTAACAGGTGCCGCTAACCTACTAGGTACTGCACTTGACGGTACTGGCGCTAGTGGTAACATCCTATCACTTATGGATGAACTATTAGATGGCGTGACTGCAAAAGATGGTCAAGTTGACTGGATTATGATGCCTTCTGCTGTGATGAACAAATTCAGAGAGAAAGCAAGATCGCTTAACGCTTTTGAATACATCACAACACCTATCACAAACAGAAATATCCTTGCATACCAAGGTATTCCAATTTTCAGAAATGACTACATTCCTGTGAAAAACACAGACCAGTACAACATTTATGCTGGTTGTTGGGAAGATGGAACAGGCAACGGTGTTGCTATGCTTTACCCTTCAACTGTACCTGGTGGTATCATCACTGAAGACCTAGGTGTATCTGAAAGATACCTTGCTAACTTAACAAGAGTGGTTCAGCACACTGCATTTGGTGTTCTTAATACTAAAGGTATTGAGCATATGCAAGTAGATGTTGGTGAATTAGCATAATAGTTAAGACACAACTTATAAACAAGGGCCCTCGTTGGCCCTTGTTTTCTCTTAAATCGCTAAATACAAGTAAGGAACATATATCATGGCTTTGACACTTATCACAACAGCAGGAGCATCCAACTCAAATTCTTATGCCACTGTGGCTGAAGCAAATACCTATCATGATTCAGTTAGAGAACAATCAGATTTGGTTTGGTCAGCACTACACGATGAGAAAAAGAAAAGATTACTTGCTCAAGCAACAAGATTGATTGATGAACATTTTGTTTTCTTAGGCAACAAGACATTTTCAGATCAGAATTTACAATGGCCAAGACAAGGTGTGTTGAAAGATGGCAAGTATGCACAAGGAATCATTGACACATTGGACCAACAATCAATACCACAGTTTGTCAAAGATGCCACAGCAGAATTTGCCAGAATACTTTCAGCGGAAGACACAACTGCTGATGATGACACAGCAGGATTCAAACAAATCATGGTTCAAGGTATATCATTGACTATGGATCAATCATCAAGAGTTTCCAAAGGTGTTATCAGATCAAGTGTGTATTCAATCCTAAGAAAATATGGTGATTACATTGCACCACTTAACGCAGGCTCTGGAGGCATTGGTCAAAATAGAACAGTGAGGGCTTAACAATGGGATTAAGAGCCACAATTCAAAATGCGGCAAGTTCAGCCTTTAGTGCATTGGGTGATATTCCTGTTTCAGTAACATATCTACAAGTTTCAGCAGGTGGTTACGACACAACCACAGGTGCCACAACTGAAACAACCATCTCAAGCACAATCACAGCATTGATCACAAAATTTGAAGAAGAAAGAGGTACAGCAGGCCAAAGCCAATCCACAGACAGACAGGCTTTGATACTGGGCAAAGATTTGGACTTTGTTCCAAAACCACAGGACCGTATCACTTATGATTCATTGACATATGAAGTTTATAAAGTTGAAAAAGATCCTGTGACAGCAATCTATAAACTGAGCATAAGGGAAAGATAACATGGCTTACAAAAAGAAAAGCAAAAAATCAAAATCTAGCAAAGGCAAGAAGAAAAAATATTAATGGAGATTTATGGCTCGTGTTAAATTTGAGAAAGACAAAATCACACATGAAACAAAGCCAAAGAAAACTTCAATAGGTGGTGGCAAACATAGTAAAACTATGATGAACAAATCCAAAAGAAGAAGTTATAAGAAGTATAGAGGACAAGGTAGGTAAAACACAATGAGTAGGCCTGAAATATACAAACATTTGGCAGATAGTTATACACATCAAAATAGATATTTGGCAGGCAGTGAACGATTATATGGTTTGGTTGTTGATTCCACATGGGTCATACAGATCAAACCTCAAGAATATTCATATCAGACTGTGAGAAAATATTTTAGACACATCTACAGCAGTGTGGGTCAAGCCCAATTGGCTCAAAAAAGAATTGCACAAGAATACGGTGTTGAAGCCAAAATAGTGGAGATATTAGCAAATGAGTTGGAAGTTGTTTAAAAACATTTGGCTGTTTGTCAAATGTGAAATACCAGAATTAATGAGCAATTGGAGATTGATACCTAGATTGTTGATGTTTATGTATTGTTATGCCTTTTACATGGTGGTCACTTGGTTTATGGCCATGCCAGATCCCACAAATGCACAGGCAGGTTTTGTGTCAGTGATTGTAGGTGCTGGTGCGGCTTGGTTTGGTTTATATGTAAATTCAGGCAAAGTGAAAACACAGGAAAACAAATAATGCCAGAATATCAAGGTAGACAAGTTGAATTAAACAAACCATTTAGATTACCCAGTGGATCTAGTAAAAAGTTTGGTGTTTATGTACGGAACAAGAGCACGGGAAAAGTAAATAAAGTTACATTTGGACAACCTGGTATGAGTATAAAAAGACAAAATGATGCTAGACGAAGATCATTCAATGCAAGAATGGGAGCCGTGTTAGACAAAGTCAAAGGACAAAAAACACTGAGCCCTGCATACTGGTCAATCCAAGCATGGAAAAAGGATTTTAAAATATAATGGCTTTGACAATACCACAAGCATTGAAAAGAATAGATCAAATCATGAATCAAGTTCAAGATCAATTTGTTGAAGAAGGTTCAAGAACAGTTAGATCTAAAACTCCTGTGAGAACAGGTAAATTGCAAAATGGTTGGAACACAAAGTCAGCACCATTTGGTAGACAAGCATCTATTGACAACAATGTGCAATATGCTAACTATGTAGAAAATGGATCACCCACAGTGAGACCCTACAAGATGGCGGCACAAACAGTACAAACATTAAGATCACAAGCAGACAGCATTGTGAGAAAGGCAGTGAAATAATGACATACCAAGCAGAAAGAGCCAGCATTGAACAAAGACTGTTAAACAATCTTTCCAGTGTGTATGTTCAATTTGACAATGTGCTGGGTTTGGTAGACAGTGCTGGAAACACTTTAGACAATGAACAGAATTTAACAGAATGGGTAAGATTAACCATTTTAACCAATGACAGCCAACAGGCAGAATTGGGCACAAAATTTACAAGACAAGAAGGACTCATAAGTGTCCAAGTATTTGTAAAAACAGGCACTGGAACACAAAGAGCCCGTGTTTTAGCAGAGTCTATAAGAACTATATTTCACATAGTTCAATTTGATGATATAACAACAAGGGCTGGAACAATGACTGTGATTGGAGAACAAACAGGCACAACTGACACTGATAATTTCTATCAGATTAACTTAGATTTTCCATATCATAGGCATCAATCATAAATATATTAGGAGAAACTAACTATGACAATACCAAGTGCAAGTTTAACAGAAATATTAATTAGCGGTGAATCTGCATTAGGAACTGCTTCAGGAAATGTTGCTGTATTAAGAGTAACATCTGAATCATTAGTACCAGCAGTATCAACTATCGCTTCAGAAGAAATTGATTCAACAAGAAATGTATCAGATTTAAACAAAGTATCTTCCATGGGTGAAGGTGAAATTGAATTTGAATTTAAAGATGATGCACCAACTGATATTTTATTACAAAGTTTAATTGGAACAACAGCAGGTAATGTTGCTGTAGGTCTTGTAGATGATACAGATTATTTCAATGGTACTACACAATCAAGTTTCTCAATTGAAAAGAAAACAACAGATGGTTCAACACCACTATACCAAGAATACAATGGTATGGTTCCAAGCACACTTGAATTGACAGCAGAGTCAGGATCATTTGTAACAGGCACAGTTGGTTTTATGGGTTCTACTGTGAATGCTATGTCAGGTTCAGCAAGTTTAACAGCAACTGATTCAGCAACAGAAACTACACCATTCACAACAGTTGACACAAACACAACTGTTCTTTATGATGCTTCAGCAGATTCAGTGACATACGCAGACTATGGTGCTTTACCTGGTTCAGCAAAAGTCACAGCATTTTCAATTTCAATTGACAATGGTTTAAGAGCACAAACACAAATAGGCTCAACAGATTTAGCAGGTATTGGTGCAGGTAGATTCACAGTAACAGGTTCACTGACTGTTTATGCAACCAATGAAACATTATTCAACAACTACATCAACACAACAAAATTTGGTTTGATGTTCCAAGTTGGTGACAGCACAAACAATTATAGATTCTATCTACCAGAAGTAAAACTTACTTCTGCTCAAGTTTTAGCAGGTGGTAATGATGAAGATGTGTTAATGGAACTAGAATGGCAAGCAGTTAAATCAACTATTTCTGGTGTCAACAGTGATGTTCCATTTACAATGAAACTTGTTAAAAACGAAGCATAATAATTAAAAACAAATAGGAAAAAAGGCAATGGATTTTACAAAGAAGTTTGGTTCGCTTGATCCAAAGGTTCAAGCAGAATGGATTGATTACGATGGCAGTCGTTTTTTGATTGCACCAGCCAACAATATTGCATTCAAAAACAAAACATTAGAAATGTTTAAAATGGGTGAAATACAAAGTGGTGGTTTAGATAATCTTTCAGCAAAACGAGTTATTGAAATAGAAGCAGAAGTAAAAGCACACACTATTTTATTAGATTGGGAAAAGGTTGAAGACCAAGGTGCACTTGTTCCTTACAACACAGAAAAAGCCAAAGACATGATTGTGAATTATGAATCATTTAGACAATGGCTTGATACTGAATCAATCAAACTGGCAACCAAAAAACAAGATCTGGACGACAGCAAAAAAAAGAGTTAAAAAAGGTAGTTGAGTGGTTGGCCGTATGGGGTCCACATTCAGACATACCTGAAGTGCGGCAAAAAGCCCCTACCTATGCCAGTCATTTGGACATTTATATCACGGCTTTCAACATTTTATCAAGTGATAGGTTAAATACATTTGGTGGAATTGGACCAATCTCTTTCACTGCAATGGTTGAATTTTGTAAATGGGCAGGCATCAAAGACCAACAAGAGTTTATCAATACCTTACAAGAGTTAGACCAACACTATGTCCTTACTGTTCACAAACAGGAGGAAAAAAGGAGTAAAAGTTTAACGAATGGCCACAGAAGTAGTAAATCTAAAAATAACCGTAGATAGTTCAGGTGCTGTTAATTCAGTCAAGAACTTAAAAACACAATTAGGCGGTGTTAATAAGAATTTTGGTACCACAGGTGTAGCAGGAGCGGCCGCATTTGGCAGAGTCAAAGGTGCTATTGCTGGACTTGGTTTAGGTCTATTGATAAAAGAAGTAGCACAAACATCAGCAGAATTTGAAGATTTACAATTGGCTTTGAATGCTGTATTTGGTGGAGTAGATGAAGGTGCCGCGGCATTTGATAGAGTCAAAGACATAGCAGGCAAACTGCCATTAGACATTGACCTAATCACATCAGCGTTCACACAATTAAAAGGTGCTGGTATTGAACCCACAGAAGAATTATTATTGAGTTTCTCAGATGCGGCTTCCGTGTCCACAGACAAGGTTGGTGCATTCCAATCATCAATTGATTTGTTTACCAGAACCATGCAAGGTGGTTTGGGTCTTGAAGAATTACAGAGATTACAAGACAGAGGTTTACCTGTATTTGATGTACTAAATGAAAAATTAGGTATTACCAGATTAGAAGTTTCCAACCTAGGTAAAACGGCAGAAGGTGCCAAAGAGATTAGAGATGCATTGTTTGAAGGATTTGATGAAAGATTTGGAGGTGCCACAGAAGTAGCCTTAACATCACTATCAACAAGATTTTCAAACTTTGGTGATGCAATGAAAAAAGCGGCTGTTGCCTTTGGTGGTAAAGGTGAGGGTGGTTTCCTAGATGGACTGGCAGAAGCCACAGGTGGCTTGACAGAATTTATAAGTGAAAATGAAGATCTAATTGCCGCAATTGGTAGATTGATTGGACAAGGTCTAAATCTAGTAATTGATGCATTTGGTATATTGTTTGATGTAATTAGAACAGTAGTAGACATAGTCAAATCAGCAATAGAAACATTCACAGGTTTTATACAAACAATCAAAGATGTAGGCACAAGCATTGTAGAATTTAAAGACAAAGTGGTTGGCAAATTTGAAGAAATGAAAACTGGCATTTCTGAAAAAATGAGCAGTATCAAAGACACAGTGGTTGGTTACTTCAGTGACACAGAACATGAAGTGGTTGGTGGATCAATTGTACCAGACATGGTCAATGGTGTGTTAGCAGAATTTAGTAGAATGGAAACAGGTGTGATACAGACCACACAATCAATGACCACAACAACCACAGCCATAATTGGCAATGGTTTTCATCAAGACAACATGAACAGAATACTTGTTGATCCTGTTAGACACACAACTGGAATAGTTAAATCAGAATTTGGTTCATTGGAAAGTGCTATATCAGGAAATGTTTCTGGTATCTTGTCAGGATCTAAATCAATCAAATCAGCATTGTTAGACATTGCCAAAACAGTGGCCACAAAAGGTATCACCAATGTGTTAATGGGTATGCTTGGTGGCGGCGGTGGCGGCATGGGCGGCAGTATTTTAGGATCATTGGCAAGCAGTTTCTTTGGAGGTTTCTTTGCAGACGGTGGTTATCTACCAAGAGGCAAAGTAGGAATTGCAGGGGAAAAAGGCGCAGAGTTGATAACTGGTCCAGCAAGAGTTATACCAATGAACAAAACAGGTTCAGTTTCTCCTGTGTTTAATTTCAATATCACAGGCGGAGTAAGTAGTAACACAAGAACAGGCACAGTGACACAACAAGATTTAAACAACATGGCTGAAGAAAGTATTGCTATAATGAGTCAAAGGAGATTTGCATAATGGCGGCTAACACAGCATCAAACATACATCCGTCACCAACGGATACTAATTCAAATGTTATATCATATGGTCCGTCACCAGCATCAACTGTAGAAACAGAAACTAGAATGACCATTGTAGAATTTTCAGATGGGTTTTCACAGAGAATACCAGATGGTCCAGAAAACATTAGAAGAATTTACACAATAATTCATGAAAACTTAGACACCACAGATGCTGACCTATTGAGAGAATGGTATGAGTTTTATTCAAAAGGACAAACAATACAAACACCAACGGCACCCACAGACAATACCACAAGAAATTATTATATTAGATCATTCAATGAACAAAGATCAGGTCCTTTACTTCACACATTCACAGCGGTGCTAGTGGAGGACAAATAGTGCCTAATTTTATCAATGATTCAAAAAACATAAATCAATACACTCCTATTGAATTGTATAAATTTGATTTTAGCACAATAGCACCAAGGTTTTTTGGTGCAGTGGCAACAGATGTAAAAATATCTAATCATAGACAATCAGATGGATCAGACATTGTGATGAATGGCACAACATTTGAACATTGTGCAGTTGTAATTGAAAATGTCAAAAGTGAACTTGATAAAGCACCAACCAATCCTATATTGACCATAGACAGAACAACATTTGAAGGATTAACCAATGTGGCCGCATTGATTACATCATGGACCAATTTAGGTAACTTGCCACCTTTTCCATTTAGAGGTGCCACAGTTGAAAGAATGATCACTTTGCATGAATACAAAAATGATTCAGATTGGGGTATGACTATTGACGGTTCAATATCATCAGATGATGTTTTATTAAGTGGAGTAAAATCAAGATACTTTGTATCAAGCATTGATGATTACAATGAAAAATATATAAGATTAAGTTTAACATCTGCATTGGGATTTGTGGAAACATCAGAAACAAACAGAAACTTGCCAACAGGCCTTTGCAGTTTGAGATATAGAAATTATCTCAATGGAACATTTGAATATACTTCTATTCCAGATGGTGGTTGTCCATATGGTCAACAATTGAATGGTGATTCAAATTATAATCCAAACACATATTATGATATTAATAACAATGTCACAACAGATCCTGCAAAAGATTATTGTAATAAAACAATCAGGGCTTGTAGATTAAGATGGGCCAGTGGATCAACTGATTCTCCATTACCATTTACAGGAAACTTCAAAATAGGAACACCAGGTACAGAACACAATGAGTAGCACAATATCATCAACAGATCAATTTAACACTATCAAATCTCAAGCACAAACAAGTATCAATACTGTTTCAAATAAAGAAGAAAATGTTATTGCTGGTGATTTTACTGAACAACAATTTTATCAAGGTAAAACAAAAGATATTACAGTATCTAAAATACCAATTGTGTATGGCACAGTTTTAACAAGTGGTATAGTGGTTGATGAAGGTGTCACAGATTCCAACTATAAAGCAGGCGGTGGAGCATATAAATCAGCAGGTTCTCTTGCATACAAACATTATAAAATTATGATGAGCGAAGGCGATTGTAATGGTATCAAAGCCAATGTTCATTATCACACAATTATCAACAACAGACCTTTGACTGATCCAGACACTGGCAGAATAGAATTAAACGGTATTGATATAAAACAAAAAACTGAAACAAATCAAAACAATTGGGCCATTTGTGGTTTTGCAACAGGCACAGTTACATCACCAGTACCTGCTCCAGCAGTTTGGGGTTCAGGTGATTACGATGTTGTAATTACTGGAGGAACTGGTGCCACAGCCAATGTTATAGTGAACATCATAGGTGGAGGAACTTCCACAGTGACTGGTGTTAATGACCCTGGTTACAATTGGAAAGTTGGTGATACTTTTTCAGCAGGTGGGGCTCAATTTGGTGATGCAGGTTACACATTGGTAGGAACAGTTGATTCCATAGTCACAGATAAATTTTCTGAAAAAACAAAAGATATTTCTAGTAGTTTGTTTAGAACACAATTAGTTGGTGCAGATACTCCTCTTGCAAAAAATATTACAGCATCAAAATTCTTGCAAGGTCTAGCAGATGTGTCAACAGAAATAACAGATGGTTTTATGTTACAATACAATTCAGAGATAGGTAAATTTGAAGGCAAACACATCAATGACATAATCAATGAGGCTGGTTTGTTTACAACAACTGATCTAGATCCACATGGTGTAAATTCAGATATATCTAAATGGTTAATACCTCATGCTATTTCTTACACAGTCACTTATGCCACAGATGGCAGAGCCACTGACACACCATTCCGTTGGTGGAAAAATGGTGCCAACGCAGGTAACACTGTAGGTGCAGATGATTCTATATATTATACAAGTGTATTAAAATTAGATTCATTGTTTAGACCAGATATTATCATGTATGCAGGAGTCAAATACACATTCAATTGTAGCAGTTTGGGTGCAGGTAATGGTTTTTATGTCACAAGTGATTTTGACAATGAATATACCACAGGAGTCACAAGTGATAATGTTGCGGCTGGTACTGCCATAACAGAAAACGGCACATATACATTTACACCACTAACAAACACACCAAGAATCATGTATTACAGAACACAAGCCGCTTCAAACACAGGTGGTAGAATATTGATAAGGAATCCATAATGGTAACATTTGTAAAAGCACCAGAAACAGCAGGCTCAAATTCATTGTTTGTTGCAATGAACAAAGATGTTATTTTTCATACTGCATCTGTCAGTTCTCAAGCAACTCTTGATACTATCACCATGGGTGGTTTTGATGATTATGAATTAGTATGGTTTGGTCTTGCAATAGCAGGTAATACTAGTGCAATAACATCAACTAATTTTCAAACCAATATTGATAACACAGGAATGACAGAAGCATTCAGTTCAATTGCACAAGGTGTTGATTGGGATTTATTAGTCAGTAAATCACAAACCAAAAACAATGTACCAACCACAGATTCAAGATTGGGTGCTATCATTGAAACAGATTATTTTACTTTTAATTTTGTTACAGCATCAACATTATCAGAAGCATATAAAGAAATTTGGACAGGTGGTAAATTGGTCAATGATCCTACTGATCCAAATTACAGTGACTATGAACGATCATTTAGTTTAGATTTTCTTAATGGAGCATTAGGAAATGATGGTCATATCTATGATAGTGATGATGAGAATGTTTTGTTTATATCATTTTGGGGACCTGGTAGATATGTAAGAGAAGTGGCAAAAAGATTTAAAATTAGACCCACATCAAACACAACAACTGAATTTATTTTACAAGCCTGCATAAGAACTGAAACACAAGATACACAATTTAGTGAAATATCAAGATTAAGAGAAATTACAACAGGATTACCAGAACCACAAGGAACAACATTTTTTTACAATTTAGGTGAAGACACTGAATGGGTCACATCAGATCATAGAGATGATGAAACGCAAATGGTTGAGGTTTTGACACCACCTAATATATCTTTTGTGCAATTAAGTTATCCTAGACCAATAATTCAAGATGACACAGATGACACTACAAAATTTGCATTCATATATGAAGGTAAAAAAATAATAACTCAAGCAGGAGTAGGAACTGTTAATACTACACCAACATTTTCTAACAACACAGCAGATGTGGCATATGATTTTGCAACAAATAAAAGATATGGACTTGGAGAATATTTTAGAAACCTCAATTACACAACTTCAACAACACATGAACAAACAAACTTTTTAAGATATGCTATAAGAAAAGCACAAATTAGAGGTAATGAAGATCTTACTATTACAGATTCAACTGGTGCAACTTCAACACAAAAAAGATACACATTTAATTCTGTAATATTTCCAGATGCTAATAAATTTGATACATTGAAATTGATACTGAACAATATGCACGGTCAATATTATTTTCATAATGGTTACTTAAAAATATATCAAGATAGACCAGCAGATGTTGTGAAAATTGTAAATCAATCAAACACATCTAATATGAAATTTGTAGGTAGAAACCATCAACCAGATTTTAACACTTGTTATGTCAAATACAACAATGAAAGAAAAATGTTTAGACAAGATATTGCATTTTCTGAATTGAGAGACCAATTGAATACAGGTATGCCTGTGGTATCTAAACAGGTTGTGATGCAAGGTATCACAAATAAAAATCAAGCATTAAGACATGCCAAATTTTTATTACAAAATGCTAGAACAGAAAAAGAATATGTTGAATATGAATGTGGTGCAGACCATGTGTATTCAAAACCAGGTGATTTGATTATGGTTCAATCAACACCAGATGATGGTCAAAAACATTCAGGTAGAATTGTTAGAATATCAAACAATGAAGTGATCATTGATGCAAACATTGATTTAGACACAACAAAAACTTATGATGTGTACATTGACAATGGTGTCAGCACAACATACAATACATTTAGACCTTACGAACAAGCAATGGCAAATGACATGATATTTCACAGCACAGCCACAGTGTTACAAAACAACACAAATAGATTGGTGTTGTCTAGCACGGCTGGTTTACAAGATATAAATCAAGACAATGCACAATTGATTGATTACAATGGACAAGTGATCAACATTGTAGAACAATCTACAACACCCACTGAAGCATATCAATTTGCAAAAATTTATAGAATACAATCTATTGCAGAAACAGGTCCATTACAATACAAGGTTGTTGCACAAAGATACAATTATCAAAAATGGCAAGAAATTGATAAAGGATTTTTGACAGGTGTAGTATTTGAAGAAGGCTTGCCAGAATTTTATCAGGAGGATGTGTAATGTCAGGTGGTAAATTTGTTTTAAGATTAAAAAATTATATTCAACATGAAGATTATGTTAGTGGTACTATCAAATACAATCTCACACCAGCGGCAGATATTAGCACAGTCACAATTGATCCACCCAGCAACATAGGTTATACTTCAAGTTCATTTAACAGTGGAACTGGTGTTTTCACAATCAATATCAGCAGTGATGACAGTGCAAATGGTTTTATTGATTTAGAAAAAATCACACAAACAGCAATCTGCACAGTTGATGAAAATTTCAATGGCAATGTTGATGTGAACATTTGGGCCAACCTAAGCGTGGGACCAGATTCAGGTAATTTGACAACATTTGACACTTATGTGACTGCTACGGTACAAGGTGTAGACACACCAGAAATTATGTATGCAAATATATCTTTTACTGGTAATGCAAACACAGTCACAAGTCAAAACATAATGACAGCATCAGCAGGTGATGGACTAACAGCAAATTCTACTTCATTCTTTTATGGTCAAACCACAGATGAATGGAAAGCCAATATTGGTTTGAATGCACCAGCATCAGGCAATTGGACTTTTGATACAAGCAACATCACAGTGAAAAACATAACCACTGACACTTTACTTGATTCAAATTGGATCACAGTTACAAACACAGCAGACAATGTTATTGAATTGACAGGTAACACAAACACAATGATCACACAAGGTCCAGCATTTAACACTTCACATGATTATCTATTGAAGTATGGTTCAGGTGGTGATATTGCCAGTGCCAAAGCATCACAAGGCACAGAACAACTTGTGATTACTTCTATACCAATCAAAGATGATTCATACAATGAACACACTGTGGAAGTAAGAACAAAACATGGTTTTTTAAAATTACCTACACCACCATCAACAAACTTTATCACAAATGATGCCACAAATTTTGATTATTCAGATGGCGGTGGTGGTGTATTTTTAAATGGTGCAACCAGCGTAGGTTTCTTTGATGATGAAGATGGATTTTTCGCAACTGCTCATGCAACTGCACCTATTCAAACCACAGATGCAACAGAACAAGGTGATGCACAAAGATTATATGGATTATCAAATGTGAAATTTGATTTTAATAATGAAATTGATTCAACAGTAGATGTAGGACTCAGTGTTTCAGGATTTGATTTAACACCAGAAGGTAGCAGTGTGTATGCACTAGATGTTGCTGGTAATGGTGTTGATGATGATTTTGATTCAAATGTGACCACAGCAACTTCAGGTGACACAGGTGCTATCAATCACAGCGATGGTGCATCTCCTTTAGGTACAATACCATTTGCTATCACACTGACTCCGTCTGGTAGTATTGCAGGCGGTCTTACACAAACATTGAACATGGGTAATATAAAAGTTTGGGGTGATTGGAAAGCCAATGTGGCATCAAACTTTTTGAGTTTTGGATTCAATGACAGCACAGCCACATCAGGTGCTACATTTTTTGGTTTAGGTAGTGGATCAAATTCAAATGCTTTTGGAGGTGCCGCTCCGCCAGATCAAAGTGTTCAAGTAGATCAAAAAACAGGTGGTGGTCACAATGTTGCTGGTGCCAATAGCACAGGCAATCCTCCAGGTTTAGATGTTAATCATATTATGACACAAGGTGATCAAGCCAATGTTGTTGTTTCATTGATCACAGTTGACAGAAGTTCAAATTTATCAATAGCCAATGATGCTATTGCAATATCAACTTCTGTGACCACAGACACAGATGGTTGTAATGATCCATCAAGCAGTGGTTTAGATGTTACAGTGAACACTGAATATCTTGGCAGTGTTGATTTTAGATATGGTGGTGGTCAATATGTCACAAGAGATTATCATTATCTCAGAGCCACTATACCTGATTTTAATTACATTGACAGTTTATTAACAAAAAAATTATTAAGAGCAAAAGTCACTGTGACAGCAAGTTATTCAGGCACATCAAGAGCCTGCTTTGCCAACATCTACGCAATACCAAGTGTGGAAATATCAAGTCAAGATACAAACATAACTGTGGGTGCTACCACATATGATATTAGATACAATGGTAAGAACATTATAAAGAATGGTGAAGAAATTGACACAAGAGATTTTGGCACAATCAAAATAAGATATTTTGACAAAGACCCAACAGATGATAATTGGAGACCATTTGGTGCTGTGCAAGAAAAATTTACTACAAGTTCAGGCAAAGTTTTATACACAACATTGTACACAATTAATGCTAGTGATGTATTGATATTCAATTCAAATTCAACTGTGATCACTGGATGGACAGGATCAGGCACAACAGAATTAAACATTACCAGCACAACACCAAGCATACCAATAGGCAGTGATATTCGTTTGGTGCACAGTGAATTTTTAGATGGTGAAGAAGATTTTGATCTTGTTGATGCAGATAGAACCAAAGCATATATAGAAGATCAAACTGATTACTTTGGTCCAAACAGCACACACAGATATTATGGATTCCATTTTGACAATGAAGCCAGTATGACTAATCTCACAAACCGTATTCCAGGTGAATACAGAATGTTTCCAATCAAAAGCCCAGTTAGTTACGAATTAACACCAAATGCCAATGAATGGAGTCATGAATTTTTAATTAGATGCACAGACGACAACACAACACAGCATCTTGGTTATAAAAATTATGGAGGTGACACTGATAAAAATTACCTTCACAGGATTATAGAGCCATAAAACTAAATACTATTAGAATTAGGACTTAAAATATGCCAGCAGGAACTTTAAATTTAACAATAGAACAAGGAACAACTTTCACTAACAATATGACAGTGTCAGTTGATTCTGTGACAGACATATCAACATTCACATTTTCAGGTGATATTAAAACAGACAAATTAAGTGATCATGCACTAGCATCATTCACAATTACAAAAACAGATGAAGCCAATGGTGCTTTCACTGTGAGTTTAACATCCACTGAAACAGCCAGCATACCTGCAGGCACACATCTATATGATATAAGTTATGTTGATAGTTCAGACAATTCAAGAGTGAGATTATTAGAAGGCAATGTGACAGTGTCTGGAGAGGTAACCAAAGCATAATGACAAGTAATGTAACAGTAACAACAGGTAATGCAGTAACAAATATTTCAGTAACAACTGGTGATCAATTAGTTTTCAAAAATATTGTAACAGATTCAGGAACTGTGGTAAGTGATGGTGCTGTAGATACACTTACATTAACAGGTGCTAATGGTATTACAACTTCAGCAAATGCTGACACAGATACAGTTACCATAGATGGATCTGGTTTAATAGTAGATTTATCTACAAGTTCTGTAGGAGATTTATCAGATGTTGACATAACAACTTCTGCTCCAACTTCAAATCAAATTTTATTATGGAACGGCACAAAATTTGTTCCAGGTAATGTGTCATCAGGTGCAGGATACCAGTCAACAGATGTATTAGGTGATCTTGATGATGTGACTGTAACTTCATTTTCAGAAGGTGACATATTGGTTTATGATGCCAGTGCACCTACACAATTTGTAAACAGAAATTTATCAGGTGCTATCACACTAGATGGTGATGGTGTTACAGTGATTAATTCTAATCAAGTTGGTGTAACACAATTAGATACTGCAAACATTGACATAAGCAATTTTACAGATACAGGTGGTTTGCTACAAGCAGATGACTTATCAAACAATGACACAGATGACCTAGCACAAGGTTCAACAAATCTTTACTATGCAGACAGCCTAGTTGATGCACACCTGTCAGGTGGTACTGGTGTGACATACACCACAGGTGAAATTGCAATTGGTCAAGATGTTGGCACCACAGCAGATGTGACATTCAACACAGTCACAGCCACATCACAGTTTGAAGGTGATATAAATGGTGCTGTGATGCTACTAGCAAGAAATGTTTCAGGTGTCACGATCTACAAAGGACAGGCAGTATATGTGAATGGTTTGTCAGGTGATACACCAACGGTGATATTGGCAGATGCTTCAGATCCAGCCAAGATGCCAGCATTGGGAGTGGCCAGAGCAGACATAAACAACAATGCCACAGGTGAAATTGTGACACTGGGTAATCTGTATGCTGTAGACACATCACTATCAAATCAAATAGAAACTGGTATCACACTGGGAGTGGGAGATGTGTTATACATATCAGCCACAGAACCAGGCAATATCACAAATGTGGCACCCACAGGTGAGTCAAACCAGATACAGAACATAGGTAAGGCAGTCAGAGTGTCGCCCAACACCAATATGACATTCAAAATTCACGGTGCGGGCAGATCAGCGGCCACACCAGCACTGGATTCAGGCAACATATTCATTGGTAATGGGTCAAACCAAGCATCAACCACACCATTCGCTATATCATTGGACGCTACACCACAATTGGGCGGTGATCTGGATGTTAATGGCAACGACATAGTTTCAGTTTCAGCAGGCAATATTGCAATAGCAGTTGATTCAGCCAATTCAGAAGGTTACAGCACAGCCACACTTGACGCAAGTTCAGGACACTTCTTCTTAAAATCAGGTCTTGTGTTGGATCACCCAGGCACCGCTGGCTTAGAGGCAAAATATTCAAACTACATTACGGTGGCAACCACAGACGGTGATTTGAACATGAGTTCAAATGGCGGCGGTAGAATCAGACCAAGATCAGACTTTCAGATCAGAGGATCAGATGGTTGTGACCTATGGTTAAGATCAGAATTTAGCACAGATGCCAAAATGTCATACCGTGGCGGTAGCACAGAACAAGGTGCTTTGATAGTTGACAGAAACAATTCGTTAGTGAAATACTACACTGACAGTTGGGGTCAAAAAATGGAATCAACCAGTGGTCAAGTTGTTCTACAGGCTGATTCAAATGAAATTCAATTAAATTCAAGCGGCAGTAATGTGAGAGCCAATGCACAAGACATTATCTTACAGGCCAATGATGACATTGACTTTAGGGCCGCAGACAGGTTCCAGTTCAGAAGCAAAGATTCAGGCACATCAGAATACAATGAAACAATGTCATTGTTCCAAAACAATTCAGGATACACAGGCACAGCGGCCACAGGTGCTGTGGTAGAATCCAGCAGTGGCAAGCAATCAGGTGACTATGACACTTCTTTGGTGATCAGAAAATTTGATGAAGGTGATGGTGGTAGCACAGCACATGCAGGTGTTGAACAGAGAATTGCTCAATATGAATTGACCTTGGAAGCAGGCAAATCAACACTGTCATTGAACTACAGAGATGATGACAACACAGGTGCCGCAAACAACACAGCCACACTATTGAAATTTAAAAATTCAACATCAGAAACTGCCACAGCGGCAACACAGAATGCTCCAGACACTATGGAATTAAATGTGGATGTGGTAGAGCATTATTCAGCCAAAGGTCATATCATAACCAACTATGGTCAAGGCAGTAGCCCAGACTTAACTTCACAGGGTGCTGACTTTGGCACGGTGTATGGTAAAGGTATTGACATACAAGCAGATGGCTCATATGCGGCGATTGATATGTGGAGCCACAAATCCAACACAGGTTATCCAAACATATGGGCACACAGATCAAGAGATGATGGTGCTGGCAACAAAGACTTCTTAAACAACAATGACAGAGTATTCAGTTTCTTGGGCTCAGGTTGGGATGGCAGTGCAGACACAGCCGCCAACTTCTATGGTGCTTTTGCTCCTGTAGGTGAATTGATATTACAGGCCAACGAGGACCACTCAGCATCAGCAAGAGGTGGTAAGTGGCTGTTCTTAACCACTTCAACAGGTAGCACAACACAAACGGTCAAATTTGAAGTTGGTGACCATGTCACATTACAATCACTGTTGGAATTGAAGTCATATGCCTCAACAGCATTGCCATCAGGTGTAGATGGTGCATTAATTTCAATATCAGACAACAACTACAAGCCAGCCTACTACAATGGTTCAACTTGGAAATACATTGGTGACGATACAGATGTTTAATGGTGGAAATTATGGACAAAACTGAATTACAACAAGCCAAAACAGACACAAGGATCACTCAGTTGGAGATTGACACCAAGATCATCAGAACTGACATAAGCACAATCAAGAACAACCACCTCAAACACATTGAAAAATCCATGGACAGCATGGACAAAAAAATAGAAAAATTGGACAACAGAACTTGGGCCATACTTTTCTCCATTGTGATACTGGCGGCAAGCAATGTGATTGCCACTTTCTTCTCATAATGTTTGGAATGCGATACTACCTGGGTCAGTACACAGACAGGGTATATTCATTTCCCAAACCCAGCCTCAACTTCACAGAATGGTTATGGGTGGAATACGGTTTTGAGCCGTGGGACATGCCAGACACATGGGTTTTGGAACAACTGCTCCGTGAGTACAATCAAATCCACTTCTTTGAACCCACAGACTACTGAAAATCACCAGTTTAAACCAATTTTAAGGGCTTTACAGCGGGGTTCGTATGTGTTTTGGTATCTTACTGCTTGTGCTCTGCTTGAGGTATTGCAATCGCTTTAAATTGCTGTTCTGCACGATGCTGTTGTCTGTGCCACTGTATCACTTGGCTCCACTTGCGCCACTCTATGTTCACCGCACGATAGTCTGATCTGTCACTGTTCTTGTGCCACACACAATAGCCCTTGTTGGGCTTGCCAATTATGAACCAAGCAAGATGTACTCGCTGAGGCCAATCCTGAGGATCACAAGGCCGTTTGAGAGCAGTGATACTACCTGAGTTTGACTGGGTCCAACGACGACGAAGCAGTTGAGCATCCAACTGATCATCCACTAGTATCTGGGTGTGCTTTAACTTAATATACAAAGTGACCCCCTGCCCAGCCTATGATCTGCGACCAATTGCGTTTGGCATCTCTGTTGCGATCTTGTTGTCTGCGATAACCTATCACATGATGCCCAGGCACCACAGGCACATGGGTGCGATCTGTGTCTTGGATATTGAAGCAACAGGGCTGAATCAAACTGTGTAAATCCACTTGATCACTTACTACCAGCCAGTAACGATAAGGCCAATAAAACATCATGAATGGACGAAAACTTCTGGCATGACCAATGGGAGTTATCCACTTGTGATGCTCTTGCGATATGCCAACATCCTGATAATGATGTGGTGAAAATGTGTGATTTGGTACTTGATGCACTGCTTTTCTTATGCGATAATCTGTGTTTACGGACACTGATATTGAGTGTTTGACGGGCATTTGGTGTTCCTTATTGTTAATTGTATTTATTAACAGAAACCAATTACACCCACTTTGTATGCGATAGCACACATAATGAGCACAGTGATATATGCCGCAAAACCTTTACATAAACACCATATGCTGTAATCAGGGGGCTACCCCCATTATGTAGCAGGGTGGTCTAAGGTGGGAATGGTGGGCTACGGTGGCTTACCAGAGGGTGCTAAAAACTATAGGCCCCACCCCCAGTGTCAACCACTTTTTCAAAACAATTAACTAAACCACGGGTTGACCAGACTGCTAAAGATGTTATAATTGAGTCCCATCTTTCTAACAATTTCTTGATTGATCTGAAGACCCCCGCACACTAGAAAGGCTACTAACAGCACACGGGGGACATTTTATAAACAACTCACAATTGAGGCCTAAGGAAAACCTCAATTGATAACTTCATTATAACACGGAAAAGATCTTTTGTCAACCAGATGTGCGCCAGAGAAAGCCCCAGCCAGCAATGATACAAAACAAGGAGTCTGACTGAGGCTTTACTATGAAAGGCTTATCATTGAACACACTGTGCCCCAGGCATATAATGTCAGATAGTAGGACCCAAGGCTCAGTGTGCTCGTGTTATTATAACTGATTGAGACCCCAAAGGTCAACCTGAGATGGAACCAGAGAGAAGAGAGAGAGGCCGCTAGCGGCGAGGTGGTGAGTCCATGCCCTCAACAAGACCTGAGGTTGGTCTCCATGGCCCACCGTACACAGTGTAGCACAAAAAGATCTTTTTGTCAACCCAATTGATCAAGAAAACTTTCCCCAGGTTCTCCCAGGTGGGTCAGGTGGCTGGGTTGGGCATATGAGACGGTTTGAGATTGTGATTGCCTCAGGTGTTGCAATCGTGCAACAAGGTGGGAAAGCGGGATTGGGCACAGCACCTACGGCCTCCGCTCAACATAAATCACCGTATTTTCAAAGTGGGAAAAGATCTTTTAGGGACACAGTGTTTCCACCGTGCCCCAAGGTTCTCTGACCTTAATTGTTCTTTACTGCTTCCCACCTCAGGGTGTCAAGCAAGTCTTCATAGTAGGGATCATAACCGTTGGGTTTGTACCAGTCCACTATGTCATCTACACAAGCCTCTTCAATCACATCTTGGTAAGCACCTTTCTTCACTTGAATGATGCCCTGTGACCCTTCAATGTTTTTGGAACAGTGTTCAACACCCTCATCGTCAGTCACATAGTACACAAAATTATCTAACATTTTCATCTCCTTTGTTATTGTTAATACTAACACATTTTCCAGATTTGTCAAGTCATAAAAAAAGCCCTTTCCAGGGCTTTTTCTATCAAGGTTGTCTCTGACCTTATGCAGTTGACAATTTGTCTATCAACAGTTCTTGCTCTATGTCTTTCATATCCAATTGGTATTTTTGTACCACTTGACGGTAATACTTGAGATTGATCATATGCACACTGTCACTTGATTGTGTTCTTATGCTGACCAAAAACTTTTTTGCAAGATCTTTGATCACTGCTTGTTTGTCAAGGTTGTTGTCAGAACCCATATAAGCCAATTGTTTTATGTTGTCCATAAACAACACCTTGTTGCCTTGATATGTGAGTTGTTTGTGTTGCCAATCTAGATCAATGTTTTCTATGTGTTTGATCACACGGTTGGTGTTTGCGATCAATTGTTTTTCATTGATCTTGTTCTTCTTTGCACGGATTGACTTGATCAATTGCTCAAGCAAGTGTTGTTCCAGGCTGTTTTTGATCACAGCAAAACTCACTGGTTCATCTGGATGATTCATAGCCACTGACTGCTTATACTTGATCCATTTGTGCAAGTTGATCATCAAGTAGTTGTCCTTGGGATTATGGATCAACACATATCGCTTGTTCAGTGCCTCTAACCTTCTGATCACACACCATTTTTGTTGTGCGGTGCTACTGCTATAATTGTTGGCATTCACGAAGTACATCTTTTCCCAAGTGGGTTCACCTTGCTCATCTATGGTGACCAATTGGTTGTGTTCTATACATAAAGGCCAATGTTCACCATAACTGTACAACACATCGTCTTCAAAGTATATGCTCCTAGATCCCGTGTAGCCATAATTGGTGTGGTCCTTCAGTAGGAACCTATCCACACAGTCCGTCTTGTTTCTCATTCTTTGTCTTGCCATTGTTTTCTCCTATTGGTTATTGATTAGTAATCATCTGAGTTGATAATAACCAAGGTGTCCATTGAGGCCTTTGAAGTATCAGTGCCCAATGCATCCCAGGTTGACTGTTTAATGTCACTGCCAATGTTGCCCGTGGCCATATCTATGTTTGTAAAATGTCCAAAGGTACTGCCTGAAAGGTCATAGGGTTCAACCATCCAACATTTGCAAATACCAGAGATGGGATCGTAGTCCACAGTCTTAAAGTGTTTCTTGTACACCTTAAGGATGGCCCTTCTCTCTGATGCTGGCAGTTGTGGTAAGTTGTCACTGACCCAACATTTACTGTTGCTCCACCTTTCG